GCGGCACTCTGAAAATTCGAGCGATTTCATTGATCTGGAACTTGCGCGTTTCGAGGAACTGCGCTTGTTCCGGCGAGATGGCGATTGGCGTATACTTGAGTCCTTCCTCCAACACGGCGATTTTGTTGCTGTTAGAGCTGCCACCGAAGGTGGACTGCCAGCTTTCCCGTATGCGCTCCGGGTCCTTAATCGTGCCGGGATGTTCGAGAACGCCGCTTGGTGCCGCACCATTGGCAAAAAACTTAGCTCCGTATTCCTCAGCGGCGATTGCCAAGCCCACAGCGTTTTTTGCCATCGCTATCGGTGAGTAGCCGACCAGACCGTCGTAGCCAAGCCCCAACACATGAAGAATGTCCGAGGGGGCGAAGATAATATCACTTTGCTTGTTTTTGCCGACTTCCGGAGCGTCATCGCTATTTTTCCGATAACGATAAAACAGTCGTCCCTGCGAATCCCTGTCCACGGTCATGCGGTCTGGCATGAGCGGATAGAGCGCTATAACCTCGCCACGGGCGTTGCGGATAATCTGAGCATAGGCGTTGCCGGTGAGAAGCAGGTGGTTCATCATAGTTTCTCTGAATACGAAACTCGTCATTTCAGGATTTGGCTCATCATGCAGGACCCGCCATAATGGATGTTCGAGGCACTTTTCCTTACTGCCGTCATCGCCGTACTTATAAACGAACAGCGGGAGTCCTGCGATTGCCTCTGAAAGAATTCGGACGCAGGAGTATACCGCTGTCATCTGCATGGCGGTCTTTTCATTTACCACCTTGCCGGAGGTCGAGCCTCCCCATAAAAAGCTATTGCCGCCGCCGAGATTTTTAGGCTTGTCGCGGGGTTTGAATATACCTTGTAATATGCCCATAGGCTTTTACCTCCTTACCAAATGAGCAGGCCGCGTTTGTCATAAACGCTCTCGCCCGAATCGTTACCGCACCGAATTGCACGGTCGAGCGCCATAATGGTGGCGACCGCGCCGTCTATCTTTTCGGTTGATTTCTCCTTGTCCGCCTTGATATTTCCTGCAGGGTCGGTGCGGATATATATGTTGTCCATCATCCAGCGTAGGACAGGGTGTCCACCGTGAGCGATTTTTTCCTCCAGTGTTAGCTTCATGAGTTCCTTGGTCGGTGGAGACATATCTTTAAAGCCCTGACCGAACGGCACAACCGAGAAGCCGAGCGTTTCAAGATTCTGCGTCATTTGCACAGCACCCCAGCGGTCGAAAGCTATCTCGCGGATGTTGAAGCGCTCGCCCAATTCCGCGATGAACTGCTCAATATAGCCGTAGTGAACGACATTGCCCTCGGTGGTTTGAAGGAAGCTCTGTCGCTCCCATAGGTCATAATTGACATGGTCGCGCTTGACGCGGAGATCGATGTTGTCTTCGGGTATCCAGAAGAACGGTAGGATGCAGTACTTGTCATCCTCGTCACCGGGTGGAAATACAAGCACAAAAGCCGTGATGTCGGTGCTGCTGGAAAGGTCAAGTCCGCCGTAACAGACACGACCTTCGAGAGTTTCCGCGTCGACGGCAAACGCGCATTTATCCCACTTGTCCATCGGCATCCAGCGCACCGCTTGTTTAACCCACTGCTTGAGGCGGAGCTGACGGAAGCTATTCTCTTCGGCTGGATTTTGCCGAGCTGATTCAAACGCCGCCTTAACCTTATCCATGCCGACTGTGATGCCGAGAGAGGGATTTGCCTTCTTCCACACCTTGGGGTCAGTCCAATCATCTTCTTGCGCTGCGCCGTAAATTACTGGGTAGAAGGTGGGGTCATGCTTTCTTCCATCAATAATATCCAGCGCCTTTTGATGAACCTCCCAGCAGATACTGTTTTGGTTATCTCCGGCAGTCGTGATAAGAAAATATAGCGGCTGCATTCGTGCATCGCCGCTGCCTTTGGTCATAACATCGTAGAGCTTTCTGTTGGGCTGGGTATGCAGCTCGTCGAACACCACTCCGTGAGTATTGAAGCCGTGCTTGTTACCGACATCAGCACTGAGTACCTGATAAATACTGCCGGTCGGCTGGAAGATGAGCCGCTTGGTCGCGTCGAGGATTTTGACACGCTTCGACAAAGCCGGACACATTCTGACCATATCCGCTGCAACGTTAAAAACGATAGAAGCCTGATTTCGGTCAGCAGCGCAGCCATACACCTCGGCGCGTTCCTCGCCATCGCCGCAGGTGAGCAGAAGGGCGACCGCAGCCGCCAGCTCCGATTTGCCCATCTTCTTTGGTATCTCAACGTAGGCAGTATTGAACTGCCGATAACCGTTCGGCTTGAGCGTTCCGAAAAGGTCACGAATTATCTGCTCCTGCCAATCGATGAGCTCGAAGGGCTTTCCAGCCCATGTGCCTTTCGTATGGCAGAGCGACTCGATAAACGCCACAGCGTAGTCGGCGGCTTCCTTATCGTAGGTCGAGTCGTGCGCTTTGAAGCGCGTCTGTTGGTATTTCTTCAGCTTTCGCAATGGTCACCGCCTCCTTTTAGGCATAAAAATAGACACCCTCTCGGTGCCTTCAAATCTATCTGTACGAGATACAGCCCCGCAAAGGGCTGAACTCGGCTATTTCGTTTTTTGCCGGTTAGTAGTTTTCGCCGTGAAGCAGAATCTCCAGCGCAAGCTGTGTGTCTGGGTCGGCAGGCTTGATGTCCCAGCCCCTGTCGTAGTTGCACACGATGGTGCCGTTCCGCTTGAGCATCAGCTTCGAAATCCTGCCGCCGTCGATGCCGAACTCCTCGCTGGCTTCATTGTACTGCTTCAGCCAATAGTGAAAAATACTGTTATAAACCTTGAGGCTTCCTTCTTTCCACATGGTGCGGTCCTCCTTAAAACCGCTCGATGCTGGCGTTGCCGTCGGCGTCGAAGCTTACCTTATAGCGGAACTCGCGCCCGTCCTTGGTCTTGCTGATAACCCTGATGCCACCTTCGTAGGCGCTGTAGGCGCTGTAGGCTCTGTCGAATCTCTCGCCCTGCGGCAGTTGACTTTTGATTTGCTTGATTTGTTTCTCTGTCATTATGATGCCCTCCTTATTTCTTTTCCCAGCGGCTGTTCATCTCAACCATCAAATCGTGGTCGCGGTTGATGAGGTTGCGCTTCTGTTCGAGGCTTGCGCTTCTGTTCGAGGCTTGCGCTTCTGATTGCGTTGCGGTTTCTGAGGAGCTCCTGCTCCAGTTCCTTGTAGGTCATTGACTTTGCGCTTTTCATTGTGGCGTCCTCCGTTCCTTTTTGTAGGTACATATTCGCTCTAAAAGCACATAATAGCAAGGCGATTTCGAGATATAAACCACTATATATAGCACAATCTTTCGGAAGATAATACCGCATATAGTTGTGTGGTTTACTCCACACCCGTGAGGATGAATCGGACATATTTGTCCTTGTGTTCCTCAAGGAAGGTGATCAGTTCGAAGAAGTCCATGTCGAAAGCGATGCGCTGCACCATACGGGTATCGAACATATTTGTAAGCCCGGTGTCCCGGATTGCAAGAATTTGCTCCTTTATCTTTTCATCCATTGGTTTCGTCCTCCAGCTTTTTCAGCAAGGCTTCAAGTTCCTCATTGTCACGCCCGATGAATGCGTAGGCATCCTGCAAGGCATTGTAAAAGTTTTCACCATTCTGCTGGTCAAGGATAACCAGCGCCGTTGCAATACGACCATGAATCTCCATTGGCAGGTCCTCTAAGCCGAGCGTTGTATTCAACAGTGAAATGGCGACCTTCGTTGCATCAATGTGTAGCATCATTCCGCCACCTTTCTGCAGAGGTCCTCTCCGTAGGCGACGGAAAGTGAAGAGCCGTTGTCCCACGCAACTCCGATGCTGGCAATGTCATCCACATAGCGCACGGTGCCCTTTGTGCCGACAGGCGGCGCTTGGACATCATCCATGCGGAGGAGTTCCACACGGCAGCCGACTGGGAATTGCTTACGGACACGCTCGACTATCTCTTTATTCGGAAATTGCATCGTCAGCCACCTCCGTGTCCTGCAGGCTCATCACGTCGTCGTAAAGGTCAGCGTCCGCATTGATGCGCTCGACCAGCTCCTGCACCTTCGGGTTGCCGCTCTTGAAAGCGGAGCTGCCCGACAGGTTGCGGAGCAGGATTTTCCGCTCCTGTTTGTACTCCTCGCCGATAAAGCCCAGCCGGAGAAGGAAGCATCGGAAGGCGTACTTGTCATTGTCGGTTTCCTTGTCCTTTGCCGTGATGCGCTTCTGTGTTTTTGCCATGCCGATGAGCTTGCCTGTGAAGCGAGCGTAGGCGTTGACCTCTTCGGGAGCCAGAAGGCCGGTAAACCACGGGAAGCTGATTTTGTCCTCCGTGATGTCAAGCGACAGGCTCTCTGCACCCAGCGCCTTTTTTATGAGCGTCTCTTTACTGGCGACCAGAAGCCGCAGGTTTTCGAGTGCCGCGTCGGTGAGGTCTGCTCTGGGGTAGGAAATCACCAGCGCGTCCACCTCGGTTTCATCATCGTCCGGCACATCGCTTGCCTGCATCCCATCCTCGCCAACGGGGTCGCGGCGCTGGCGTCCGAGTCCTAATTCTTCCTCCTCGGTCATGCGCAAGTCCTCGAAGCGCGGTTCCGCTTCAAAGCCCTGTTCGTGTAGCTGCTCGATGAGCCTTTCGATTTCTTCGCTGTCGGCGCGGTCGTCAAAGCTGACTGTGCCGTTCTTGTCGATGGTGAAATAATCCACCTCGTAGGCGAAGGTAGGAGCGCCTTTGTATTTCATGGGGCTGTCCAGAAGCTCCGCCATTGCGGTGACCAGCCGCTTCCTGTCGCTGCCGGTCAGGTTGTACTTGAGTTCAAAATTCATTGTGATACCGCCTTTCTCTCTGCCGATGCTTCGGCTTTTTGTACGTACATATATCACTCTAAAGCCTGTAAATAGCAAGGCAATTCAGCGATATATATGTACCAAATAGAAGCGGCGGCGCTTGTGTCAATTAGTCCGATTTTACAGCCACTTCAGCGTAGGCGTAGGTCAGTCCGTCGCGCTGGACAGAAACCTTATCTGCCGAGCCAACCTGCTCGATGTACCGCTTCACGATGACATCGCAGTATTTCTCGTCGAGCTCAATGGTGGCGCAGGAGCGGTCGGCCTGTTCGCAGGCGATTAGCGTAGAGCCGGAGCCGCCGAAGGGGTCAAGCACCAGCGTGTTGGTCATGCTGCTGTTCATAATTGGATAGGCCAGCAGCGGAATAGGCTTCATCGTAGGATGGTCGCCGTTTTTCTTGGGTTTGTCGAACTCCCAGATGGTCGTTTCCTTGCGCCCGCTGTACCATTGGTGCTTGCCGTTTTTCTTCCAGCCATAGAGCACAGGCTCGTGCTGCCACTGGTACGGCGAGCGCCCCAGCACCAGCGACTGCTTCTTCCAGATACAGCAGCCGGACAAATAAAAACCGGCATCGGAAAAGGCTCTCCTGAAATTTAGCCCTTCGGTGTCGGAATGGAAAACATAGATGCTGGCGTCGTCCGCCATGACTGCCGCAGTGTTCTGAAACGCAGCAAGCAGGAAATTGTAAAAGGCGTCATTTGCCATGTTGTCGTTCTTAATTTTTCCGGTGCTTCCTTCGTAGTTTACGTTGTAGGGCGGGTCCGTAATGACCAGATTCGCCTTGCGTTCCTCCATGAGAGAGGCGAAGGTTTCAGGCTTGGTGGAGTCGCCGCAAACCAGCCGATGCCGACCGAGCGTCCAGATATCTCCGAGCTTCGTGACCGGCGGCTGCCCCAGCTCCTCGTCGACATCGAAGTCATCATCGTGCAGGCCGTCTCTAATACTGCTTTTGAAAAGGTCGTCGAGCTCGGACGGGTCGAAGCCCGTAAGAGAGACATCGAAGTCGGAGCCCTGCAGGTCAGCGATGAGCAGCGCCAGCTTATCCTTATCCCAATCGCCGGAGATTTTATTGAGCGCCACATTCAGCGCCTTTTCCTTTGTCTCCGGCAGCTCGACCACGACGCAGTCCACCTCGGTAATGCCCATGTCAATGAGCACCTTCAAACGCTGATGCCCGCCAACGACGCGCCCGGTGGTCTTGTTCCATATAACAGGCTCAACATATCCGAACTGCTCGATAGAGCGTTTTAGCTTATCATACTCGGCATCGCCGGGCTTCAGGTCTTTACGTGGATTATAGTCAGACGGAATGAGCTGCTCAGTTTTCAGTTTTTCTATCTGCATATTTTTCAGCCGCCTTTCTCAATTCATCGTAGAGCTTCATGCTGGTGTCCTCCCACGGGAACAGTACGGAATTGAAATGTCCGTAGGTCGCAGTTCGCGCATAGATTTCATTGCGCAGACACAGCTTTTCAATAATCGACGCCGGACGCAGGTTGAAAACCTCCAGCACGATTTCACGCAGCGCTTCATTGGAAACACTGCTCGTATTGAAGGAGTCCATGTCCACGGCAACAGGGTCAGCCTTGCCGATGGCATAAGAAAGAGCGACGCCACATTGTTCTGCGAGGCCGCTCCATACGATATTCTTTGCAATGTACCGTGCCATGTACGCGCCGCTGCGGTCAACTTTTGTGGGGTCTTTACCGCTGAACGCACCGCCGCCGTGGAGCGCCAACCCTCCGTAGGTATCCACCATCAGCTTTCTGCCGGTCAGCCCAGTGTCGGCTGCGGGTCCACCCTCAACAAAGCGACCGCTGGGATTGACGAGAATTTCCGTTTCATCATCGAAGGGAAAATCCTCAAAGCACTGCCAGAGCACATTCTGCTTAATGTCGAAATAAAGCTGCTCCTGTGTTTTCTCGGCATCGTGCTGAACGGACACCACGATAGTCTTTACGCGCTTCGGCTTGCCGTCCTCATATTCAATGGTGACCTGTGCCTTGCCGTCTGGGTACAAGCCCTTCACGATTTTATCCTTACGGACTGTATCCACACGCTTGCAGATACGATGCGCCAGCACCAGAGGGAGCGGGAGCATCTCGCGGGTTTCGTTGGTGGCGTACCCATAAACAGTGCCTTGGTCGCCAGCGCCGATGGAAGCGTAGCGCTCCTCGCTGCCGTTGCGAGCTTCGAGTGCTGTGTTTACTCCGGCACTGATGTCTTTACTCTGCTTCCGTCCCATAACGACGTAGCAAGTCCTCACGCATCAGCCCTCGCATAGCCTCGTAGGTTGTCGGGTCACTGTAGCCCTCGGCATTTCGTTTATCTATCCACATCACACGTCCTCCATTTCCTTCAACTCGCCGAAGCTCTCGCCGTAGGCGGCTTCCGCGATGATCGGCACGTCGAACTCCGGGAACGGCTGCACCTCCATGCATTGTTTTACAAAGGCGACCGCCTTGTCGAGCTTGTCCACAGGTATCTCGAACACCAGCCACGGGTGATCCTTTATACCGGCGACGATGCGCCCCATCGCCAGCTTCAGAATGTCTGCCGCCGTGCCCTGAATCGGTGTATTCATAGCGCAGCGCTCCGCGAAGGAGTGCTTGCCCCAATCCTGTGAAAGAATGCCGATGATGTAGCGGCGACGACCGAGCCACGTTTCCGCATAGCAGGTGTTGGCAGCGCGTTGCTTGGTTTCGTCCTGCCAGTATGTGAGGCGCGGATAGCCGCTTTTCAGATTGTCGATGATGCCAGCACAGGCTTCCTTCGACATATCCAGACCCGCCTTGAACTTCAGCGTTTTCTGCAGTCCGCTGGGGAAAAGTCCGTAAAACACACCAAAATTGCAATTCTTGGCGATGGTGCGGTGCTCCTTATAGTGTGGCGCATTCTTGTCCACTGCCTCGCTAAACGGCACATGAAAGATAACCGAGGTCGTTGCCGCATGGATATCGCCACCGGCGCGATAGGTTTCGAGCATCTTTTC